ATCAAGAAAGAAAGAGCCGCATTAAGCTGCAAATTCATACCTACCCCATTCCTAGTAGCTTGTTAGGAACTCCTGCTATTCTTGAGTACCGCAGAGAAAATTCCGTAACTCTTGTGGAAGCTCTTACTATCATTAACTACTGGCGGGACAGGAATAAGGATATTGTGCAATTCTGGGAGGAGTTATGAGTGAATACCTCCAACAACTCCAAGACGAAGATTCTGCAAAGTTTCCTACCTTGCGAGATAAGATTTATCACGCCCGCCATCTTTACCGTGTTGGACTGAAGGAACCATTCCTGGAATCAGATCAGCGGCGGACAAGAAGTGGTAGGAATCCTCTTGGCTTTCGTCGATGGAGGCCCAAGTGTGATGCTGCCATCGCTATACTTTCTCGGGCGGGTATTGAGGAGTATCAATTTCTGCTGCCATCGCGACTTAACCCTGTAGCGCCGATACTGAGTGTGCAGCGATTCTTCGCATTGGATGAAGCAAGATTCAAGCCGAAGGGATTCTACAAAACACAACAGCTGAAATCCCGCGCAATGCTATCACGTTGGGACAGAGGCAAGCCACATTTCTGGATGTATCAAAAGATTGTTCCGAAGGGGAAATTGCCATGAACGCCTACGAACGCCGTATGGAAGCCAGACGTCTCCGAAGAAATACAACTGATGCCATCCGTATTGCAGCAGCCTCCATGAGCGCGGAGCGGCTGCTTCAGGTATACGAAGGATACTTCCCGCTGTCCAAGCCAAGATTTGAAGGCGGATGGTACTTCGTTAATGGTGTCCGTAGATCAAGGAATCAGATGGAAACTTCAATTCGCCGATATTGGGCAGCCTTACATGAAAGGGAGTTAGGGGAATGAGAGAAAACTTAATTCGCTTTGCATTGGCAATGCTGATTGCAAGTCCGGCGCTGTATTTTATCCTTCAACTCCAAGATAAAACATTAAAATTTCTTCTCGGTTTACTAACTGGTATTATCGCCGCCAACATTGTCATCTATTGGAGAACAAGATGAGTGCAGTTCGGATAGAGCAAGGGTCTGCAAATGCAGATATGCTGGAGATGCATATAAGGACGCAAGCACAGAGCTTATTGACCAAGGCTGGTAGACCTGCAGAACTCCCGACATACGCAGATGCGTTGGAGATTCTGGCAGCAAGGCCGACTTATAATTTCGATAACAGTCCGCCGAGTACTACGGAAGCAGGACGGCAGGTTCAGTTAAGGAGTGTAAAGTGAAAGAACAACTCACCAGGCTGGCGGATGAGACTAACGGGGAGTCCGCATGAAAACCATATTCGACAATTATCGAGTAGAGGTTTCAGTGACTCCGCCTCAGTGGCAGCACCCGCCGGAGAACGATGTTGGCGGCAAATGGCATTCGGACAGGATTCGCGATGCCGAGGCGGTGGCAAAGGAAATACGCCGTCACGTTGACGGCTATGACTTCATCAACGTTCAGTTCGACGCCACACACGTCTGCGAGCACTGCGGATACAGATGGGACGATCCGAAATCTCAGTTTAACGACTGCTGCGAAAAGAGCATGAACCCGGAGGAAGCGTAATGATCTGCCAAAGAACCCCCGACGACGGGTGGCCGTTCAAGCTCATTTCTCGTTCTGACATTCCACCAGGCCAAGTATGGATCATCTGCAATGGTGAACTGCAGGCGGTAATTGACACTGCGAATACAGCCGTGGAGATAGCCACCCCGCCCACCGCCCGCCAGGAGGTGGAGGAATATCTGCCGGCAAGGGTTCCAGGCTGCGACGACCCTGGGTGCGGATGCGGGACGCCTGCATTTACTGAACCTATGGAAGCACTGCGATTCCTGTCAGGCCGATTCAAGCATGCCGGAGTAGGCGAGGCTGTAGCGCGATCCTATGCACAAGACATAGATCAGATTCTCCGCCGCGAACAGGAAAGCAGCGCGGGCGATGTGGATGCCGAGCAGGTTCTTTCGTGTAGCAGCTGCCTAAAACCTTACAGCGAGTTTCCGCTGGATGTTGTTCTGCCAAATGATCAGTGGCGCGCGATCAATGGCAAAGACGGCGGTGTTCTCTGCGCATCGTGCATCGTTATGCTTGGTTCGAAGCTACCCGGCGTAACTGTGGCTCATCTTCGATTCGACCGTGCCTATGAGCAGGCCAAGGCCGAGGTGGATGCTATCGGCTGGCCAACCGCAACGCTATGTCGAAACGATACAGGCCAGTATTACTGGCAGACCACGTTGCCGGTAGGTGACATGCCGACAGGTGATTACGTATTGAAACTAAGGGATGCCGCGCCGAAGCCCGCAGGGTGCGAGGCTTACGCATGGGGCACCCCTGGCGGAGACGTATCCCGCAGCCGTATGTGGTGCTGCGAACGCACACAGGCCGGCCAGTTCCCGTTCCCTCTGTATCGGGAGCCGCAAGTCGGGGGTGTGGCGGTAACGGGTGCGCTGATAGAGCGATTCAAACAAGCGTTCCATACCAGCACCGCGCCAACATACGACGAGCAAATTACAGACGGCCTCTTAGCAGCACTGGCACCGGGCGAAAAGGAGAATAGTCATGACTAACGTACTAATTGGAAAGACGCTCACCGGCATCAAGATTGCCGACGATAAACATGCGCTTCTTTTCCAGATGGCCGATGGCGACATCATCGCAAGGACGGATGGCGACTGTTGCTCGCATACTTGGATAGAGAACGTAGAGCTTCCTGCTCGGGGATTCCCGTGCGTCGTTTCTGGGGTTGTCGATCTGGATATGCCGGACCTCGGCAGCCCCTCTGAATGCGAATGCATCGCTTACTACGGCTGCAAGATCATCACCGACAACGGCGATATCGTCATCGACTACCGGAACGAGTCTAACGGCTATTACGGCGGGAACCTATCGTGGCCGGGTGAGCATTACTACGGCGGCGTTAGTGGGCAGAACGAATCCACTGAAAATTGGGTCGAGGTATCTCCATGACCAACACCGCCAAGCCGAGCGATCTGCCGGTTATATGCCATCGCATCTATGCCAAGGATCAGAAGTGGTCATGGGTTGATGGGTTGCCGCACGAGCGCACTATCGAAGACGCCAAGGTCTGCGGATGGACAATCGTTTACGCAGTGGATCGTGCAGCTATCGACTCTACCCGCCCGCCACTCTCCGAGCAGGCGGGGGATTGCTCGACGCTGATCGCTCGTCTGGAAGATTACGAGGCATGGCATCGGGAACAGTCGAAGCGTTACGACGGCGACAACGAACACGATGCGTTAGCATCTGCCTACAACGTGCAGATACTAGAAATTCGCCGTCTATCCGCAGCCGCGCCCGCGAAGCCGTGCGATGCGGAGGACAACGATGCCGCATGCGACGCAGCTTTCAATGGCGCTATGGCTGGCCGTCAGTACGGGTTAGAAGAAACGGATACCGCCCGCGCGTGGTTTGAATGCGGATGGCGCCTCGCCCAGCCGCAGCGACAAGGTCTGATGAGTGGACAGCTTCATGACGAAGTAGTCAATTTCATCACCGACCACGAAGAGGACGTTACACACCAGCGGTTAATCGCGATCGGGTGGACGCCGCCTACAGAGCAGCCCGCGAGCGCGGCGGTGGACCCTGCTTTAGAAGATTCGCGCAGGCTTATTGTTGGGTTCATGCTTGACTGTAACGCTATCGGACTAACTGGCGCAGCAGAGAACCTACATAAAGGGATCAGGCTTGCCACCGCTTCGGAGAAAATTAAATGATCCTGGTAAATGAGGTAATAACTATCAAAGCAGAATCTGTCGGACTGTCCTGTGATATAGATTCTGATAGAAAGATAGATATATGTCCTGGAATTAATGGAGCTGTTCTTACCTTCCATAACGGAACCCAAAAATCTGAGTTAGGGTTAACCCAGGAAGCCTTGAATGCACTTATTGTTTTGTTAGAAGAATACTACAAGCAATTTAAATCTATTAAAGCCTATGTGTCCTGGGAGGAAAAACATGAGAATCCAAAAGATTCTATCACAAAGCCGTAGGGATTTCAGAGCAATCTACGAATGTGAACACTGCGGGCATACAGAAGAAGGCCACGGCTACGATGATGAGTATTTTCACACGAAGGTAATACCCGAGCGTAAGTGTGTTGATTGTGGTAAAACTGCCGGAGATAATTACCAACCCCTGACAACTAAATACCCCGAGGGAATGCTTGTATGAATCTTGATAAAAATAAGGATGGAACCATCCACAGGGAACAGGTATGGTTGTCTGCATGGATTGCAGTAGCAACATCTTCCAACTGTTCGGACATTAAGATCGCTAACGTCTGGGCAGATAAGTGTCTTATGGAATTTGACGTAAGGTTTCCAAAGACTATCAATACCAAATAAGAGGTGTTCAAATTTTGAACAACACTATAGACAGTATAAGTAGTGCGGCCGATGTCACTCATGTACAGGACCATATAAGTCGACTCATATCCGGGTATTTAAAGATGATGAATCATGCTGCAGATAATGCACTTAAAGCATCTTGCTATGGCAATGAGTCGTTGGAGGATTTCTGGGACACCGTGGATAAGAAATGGAGTGTACGAGTAATTGAGTTAAACCATATTGGAAAGAAGATAACAGATGCCTACGAAGAAAAAGAGAAAGTCAGCTCCAAAAGATTCAGATCGAGTCTTTCTAAGTCAGTGTGTCGGAAAGATAATGGCGTACAAGAACGTAGGCAATCTTTCGGAGGCGAAAGTGTGGGCTGGAAACCTAGTAAAAGGTCTGGAGAAAATGGGCCTGATTTCATTGGGGGTTGACACCCCGGCCAAACCGTGATACCATCGCGTACCAAGTGAGAAAACTGATTAAACGGATCAAACGGAAACCAGACCAGGTGAGCATGTTTGCACCGAACTCTGCTACAATTACCCCCATAGAATGTTTAGCGGTCGCTGTGATGGCGGCAGATTTGTTGAGTTATACTTTGAGCGTGAACAGGTAAGAGGTTGTGACAGCTGTGTGCTATGTGTGCAAGATGATGAAGGTATAAGATCGTGTCAAGTTCTAGATGGGCTAGAACCTCCCTTGCGTTGCCCCGGACTCGTTGAATTCGTCCGGTACCATGATGTGAAACTAACCGGGCAGAACGCCCTAACAATGAAAGGTAAAAAGAAATGACTGCTATTAGTGCGAAGACCAAGGAACACCCCGAGTCCGTGACCGTTGAGTATCCGATGCCGGAAGACTTGGCCGGATTGATTGAGCAGTTTGGTGAGGAAGTTGTCGCCAATGCTGCAAATGCACAGCTGACCATCTCGCTGCAGGCTTACATTCGCGGCAACATCGAGAAGTCGCAGGACGAACTGCAGGGCTTGGTTAGTTCTTGGAAGCCGGGCACTCGTTCGCCGGTCTCGAAGAAGTCTGCGTTTGAGAAGGCCACTGCTGCTCTTGGCGGCATGAGCCCGGAAGAGAAGGCCGAACTGCTGCGTCGTCTGCAGGAAGGTTGAGATTCCAACTGATTGAGTTGGATGGGAATAGGGCACCCTGAACGCCCGCGAAGGATTGGTCTCCTTAGCCTGTTGCACTCTATCACGCATTATCGTGGTGATTCTAACCAAATCTAGAGTGCAATGGGGTAAGTGACGTAACTGACAACAACGGATACAACATGACTAAGAAGGTGTACGTCTTAAACGACGGCGGACTCGATTACTCGGACGCTGAGCAATTTGGTAACATAGTTATTTGTAGCACTGGCGCACTCGGCCGGTGGGATACTTCACATATGCTACGAATCATTGAAGATGAATTGGCCGACGCTCAGGAAGATGATTTCCTGGTGGTCAATGGGCTGACTGCGTTTGTAGCAGTCGCGACGGGGTACATGGCGAGCAGGTATGGGCGTGTTAACTTCTTGATGTGGAAGGATGGGAAGTACATAGAACGTACCACGCTGTTTACTTAATAGAATATAACGGAGAAAACAGATGAAAGTCATATATCCCCCTCAATATGAAACTAAACTATGCCATGCTCGACCTGGTGACGTCGTAGAGTATATGGGAACGCTCTGTTTAGTATCGTACTGCCCCCTTCCAGGAATGTCTAGGGATTGGAATCCTTTATTAGTGGATAAGTCTAATGGGCTGTACTCTATTGAAGATTGCATCACACTTATCTCTATTGAGTCTGGAACAGTTATAAATGGAATCCACCCATCATTAAGTGCGTTGGTTACTATTTATAAAGATTCAGAAACGTCCTTAGGAAAGCCCTCTCGATGACTGACTTCACAGCCCAAAGTCGATACTACGACAACTCTCGATTGGCCGATTACAAAGAATGCCCCCGTAAGTACTTCATCCGTCACATGATGGGATGGACTAGGGATGGCAACGCCGTGTTTCTGAACTTCGGCTCAGCCTGGCATGATTCTATGGACGTAGTGTGGAAGCACGCTAAATCATTCCCGAAAGATGAACTCCTGAAAATGGCTATGCTTCAGTTTAACTTAACTTGGACTGATGCTGGAATGCCAGACATGGAAGACTTCCAAGGAAATGAAATGTATTCTCCCAGGACTCCTGGTATTGCCGGAGAGATGCTTCATAACTACATAGCCGAGCGTAGCAAGATGCTGGCGGAATGTACTGTTCTGTCAATCGAACAGCCGTTCGCAATCCCACTACCCCATCTTGATAACATCTGGTACGTCGGCAGGCTTGATAAGGTAGTAGAATATGGAATCCAAACTCTTATCCTTGAACATAAGACGACGACGGCATATGCTACGGCTGGGAATTTCCGTAGTGACTGGGTGGAAATCTGGTATTCAAGCCCTCAGTGTAAAGGATACCAGTTTGGGGGAAGTCTATTCTATCCAAAGCTGGACGGAGTCTGGGTGGACGGTGCACTTGTGCATAAGAAGATTCACGATGCCTTCAAATTCATTCCAGTTAACCACCACGTTGACTTACTCGCAGAGTGGGTGGGGTATACCAATAACTGGGTGCAGCGAGTTGCTGGAGAGGAAGAGGCATATAAGGAAGCGGGTGTACTCAAACCTGGAATGTTTCCAAAGAATGAAGATTCATGCTTCGGTAAGTACGGTACGTGTCAATTCCTTGACATTTGCAGGACTGTGGCTGATCCCACCAGTCTGCCGGAACCACCTCCGGGATTCAAACATGAGCCGTGGGAGCCTTATTCGTTGCTCGGATTAGATAAGTTGATCAAGGAGAAGGAAGATGATCCCAGCAACTCAACCTAGCTCAGGCCTGACCATTCGCTGGATGCTGATGGGGAAGACTTATTTCTGCAAGTTATTGTATCTTGAGACTCCTGTCGGCCATCTTGCAATTCCAAAAGACTTATGGGATCAGCGGTACAATTGGTTCAAACTAAATGTTCACTGGATTGAGGAGAAGTAAATGCGTCAGCGTAATTATGATGTACTACCGGAACACATGCGGGAGGGGATGCGGAAGTATCTGGAGGAGGGTGTACAGCCAGGACAGTTCCTTTACCATATCCTAATTAATGACTTCGTTCACGCTTACGGATATGCAGACATCTTCAATCAGCAGGCCTTACATATCTATGCGGTGTGGCTATATAATGAAATGCCTACTGGATCGTGGGGGAGTAGGGACAGCGTCGATGCGTGGGTTGCACATAGGGGCTGGGCAGGATTTGTTCTTGCTGCAACTACAGAACGCGGCATCCATGAGGCAGTACAACAGACTAAAACAGACGAGGTGAGTGATGGCACGCAAGACACAGACCAAGCTGACGTTTGAGGTAGAGATTGTACTTCCTGTGGGGAGCAATCCTCAGGTAATGGAAGATAACATTACAAAAGCTATTGGTGAGTTCTTTAGCAGCGAGAAAGTCCATCAAGCAGTAACACCAGACTCGTTCCGTGTTATCTTGAGGAAGAAGGAAACTCAGTATGGCTAATGCTCAAAATGCCCATGCAACAAGTAAGCATAAGTTCCTTCTTCTGGGAGACACTGGTAGTGGAAAGACAACCCAATTCCTTACCCTGCCAGGGAAGAAATTTGTCTACCTGTTCGACCCTAACGCAATTTTATCACTTAAGGGACACGACATTGAGTATGAAGAATTTCTACCAGACCGGCTTAACCTGTCTGTTAAGTCTCTGAGTAAGGGAACAGGCGGAGATAAAACAACCAATCTAGCCAACCAAGTTTACCTAGCATTTGAGAAGGATTTCAATGACAAGCTTGATAAAGGATTCTTTGATAGCTTTGATGTAGTTGGATTCGATAGTGCCACAACAATGCTAGACACAATCATGGACCGCGTACTTACTATCAATGGCCGTGCAGGTCAATGGCCTCAACAGGATGATTACGGCCCACAGATGCAAGTCTTTACAAGCCTGTGTCGCACGTTAACTTCACTTGGTAAGACAGTCTTTATGACCGGGCATATGGAGACGAAGCAAGATGAGCTTACAAAGAAAATCTTCCGCCAGCCCATGTTTACCGGGAGACTACGGACCAAAATTCCCTTACTATTTTCAGACATATTCGTCTGCGAAGCAGAGAATGATGGACAAGGAAAAGTCAAGCATAAAGTTCAAACCGTTCCAGACCGCATTACTACTTGTGTTAGATCTTCATTTAAGGGTCTTCAACCCTTCGAGGACCTTACCCTTGATTGGAACAAACCGTTAGAAGAACAGGGGCTAGGTCGCCTCATCAAACAGGAGAAAACAGCATGACCGTCGGTGAACTGTTGAAGCAGCTCGAAGAATTCCCCCACAATACTGAAGTGGTGTTCTGGGTAGACAATGAGTATGTGGAGCTTGAAACTGTAACGCGTGATGAGAATGGTGATGTAGGTATTAACTGGTCGGAGCGCGGCTGATGTGGCGCAGGGTTCTGTGCTGGATCGGCTGGCATGATTGGAAGTATAGTGATCATGCCGGCGAGTATATCTGCACACACTGTCACGACTGGTATGATGATTAACTGGTGTTCAAAATTTGAACACACCTGAATTGGCCGAAAGGTCGAACGCGCCCACAACCAGGAATCCTCCTGGCAGGGAGTCCACCGGAGGGTCAACCTCCACAACTGAGTAAATAAAATGAGAATTGGTATTGATCTAAACGAAACGCAGGAACAGAAGGCAGCCCCGAAGGGTAAGTACAACCTTCAGATCACGGGCTGTAAGGAAAAGGAAAGCGGTCCGAATTCTAAGAAGCCCGGCAGCCCGATGTTTGCGGTTACTATTGGCTTTGCAGACGAACCGAATGTGCCTAACATCACGCACTATATTTCCCTGCCTGAAACTCACGAAGATACCTTTAAGGCACTCCTGTTGAAGCGCTTCCTTGTGTTGTTTGCTATCCCCTTCGGCAACGATCTGGATACGGAGCAGCTGGCTTTCGCGATGCTTGGCGCAACTGCCAATGCAGAGGTTGGTCACACTGAACCGAACGATGCCGGAGACGTTTATAACACGCTGGTAGTTCCGAAGATTCGCGGAGAGTAATCTCCGTCATTGCCCCGGCCGCTGATATAGGGTCGGGGATTTTTTCTCATCGGAGTTTCTATGGAACTGTTAATTATTCAAGAGCTAAACCCAGAACAAACCAACTTCTTTAGAATTCCTTATGGTATATGGAGTCCTCAGGACCTTGATGATTTAAATAGGATTCAAGGAAAGGCTATGAATGCTTCCGATTTTTCTGGAGTGGAAGATGCGTCCTTCTGGGCCATCAATAATGCACTAGACGGTCCTTGGAAGCAATATAAAGTAGATAACAAAACTATACTTACATTTGAAAGAGTTACTGTGTTTTATTTCTTGTTTATTATGTGAGGTCATATGAATCTTCCACCAAAAGTCAACGTCATTGACTTCGAGACTACAGACAAAGACGCTAAGAAATGTCACCCTATTGAATTTGCTGCAGTGAGTGCAGATAGGGAATTTACCACCTTCATCAAGTGCCCTGTCCCGATCCCTCCGGAGACGAGTGCTATTCATCATATTGTAGCTGCGGATATTGAAGCAGATACCTTGGCTAAAACCTGGGACGATCTCCGCATTACTATTCTAAATCCTCCTGAGGGTACGATCTACGTAGCACATAATGCTAAGTACGAACAGGGAGTTATCGGAGAAGGTTATGAAGCTCTCTCGTGGATTTGTACCTACAAAGTCGCGCTTCGGCTATGGCCGGACGCCCCTAACCACAAGAATGAGACTCTTCGATACCATCTCGGCTTGGGACAGTTGGGAAGAAGTGCTTCGCAGCAAACGCATTCCGCACTTCATGACTGCCGAGTTACTTCTCTCATTCTTATCGAGGCCTTGCAGTACGCGACACTACAAGAAATGGTTCAGTGGACGTCCGAGCCGGCACAGTACTCTAAGATAATGTTCGGTAAGTATGCTGGTAGTAAATGGGATGCAATTGATCTTGGATACCTCCAGTGGATTTGCAAGCAAGCTGATATGGATATAGACATAGTTGCCTGCGCCGCTCGTGAAATTCAACGCCGTAGGGAGGCATCAAGTGCAACTCCTCGACCTCGTTAAACCTATCGAAGATATGTCTGATGAAGAACTTCACGAACATCTTCGACAGGTCCGTCAGCGTAGAACCATCGAACGCCCCGCCAGCAAAACTCGTGCGAAGAAAAAAGCTAAGAAGGGCAACGTAACTCGCATCAACAAAGCAGAAGACTTATTCTCATCGCTCAGTGAAGAGGAAAAGAAAGTCCTCCTCGCACAACTCCAGGGGTAAATGATGGCACAGGTACACATCGAAGGACAGCGGAAGGATAAACTAAAGCATATCAACCCCAAGGATATTACCATTGGAGAGAGGTTTCGTGAGGACCTAGGTGATATTGAAAGTCTTATTGAGTCAATCAAAGAGAAGGGGATCATCCAGCCTATCACTGTGAATGAAGCAGGCGTGCTGCTTGCCGGCGGTCGACGAACTCACGCCGCCATACAGATGGGACTCACCAGTATCCCAGCTATTGTACGCCCGTCATCTGATGAAATTGATGAGCGTGAGATTGAACTAATGGAGAATGTCCACCGGAAGGATTTCGGATGGGCAGAGAAGGCTAAGTTGGTTGACCGCATCAACACCTTGAAGAAAGAGAAAGACCCCGAATGGTCTATGCGGAAGACCGCTGCGCTAATTGACAAGAGTGTCGGTGGTGTTAGCAACGCCATTGAACTTGCCAACGCTATCCGTGTCATGCCGGAGCTTGGCAACTTGAAGACCGCAGATGAAGCAAACAAGATGCTTAAGAAACTCCACGAACAGGCTATCGTTCAGGAGATGAGGAAGCGTCAGGAGTCCGGCATTACTAAAGCTGAAGGCGGTACTGGCAGTCAGCACGACAGGACGATTGCACAGGTCCTTCGCATGGCTGATGCTAATTACCACATCAAAGATGTCTTTGAAGGACTTGCCGGCCTGAAAGACAACGGCATGATCCACATTATTGAGTGTGATCCTCCATACGGAATTGGCCTCAATGAACAAAAAGCCTCAAAAGACTCTGTTGATAGCACGGTCCACGGATACGAAGAAATCGAAAGGGAAAAGTATCCTGAGTTCCTTGATCGAATCACAAGCGAACTCTTTAGGGTGGCGGGTAAAGATTGTTGGCTTGTCTTCTGGTACGGACCTACTTGGCATCAGCCTGTCCTTGATAGTCTGCGACGATCTGGATGGAAAGTAGATGAAATCCCGGCCATCTGGGTTAAGGGTAGCGGTCAAACTATGCAGCCCAATATGTACTATGCTCGATGCTATGAACCCTTCTTTCTATGTCGGAAGGGCAATCCTACCATGATTGAACAAGGCCATTCTAATGTCTTCCAAGTCAACGGAGTTGCAACTGCCGGAGCCAGTAAGAAGTACCATCCTACCCAACGGCCAGTTAAACTCATCGAGGACGTCTTCAATACCCTGGGAGCAGGTCAGCAAATTGTCTTGGTTCCTTTCCTTGGTAGTGGCGCCACTTTACGTGCCTGCTATAACCTTGGATTCAAAGGATGGGGTTACGACCTGGACGGAAAGTACAAAGACCAATTCCTCCTCGCCGTAGAAGAAGACACCCGCAAGCTGCTTTCCAACCCGGACTAAAAGCCAATGTCTTTTTTCCCAGATATGAGTCAAAAGAGATTGGTCCCTCCTGCAGGTAGTCCTTCCTCTCGCATTGCTATAGTCGGAGACTTCGTCAGTCAATATGATGCCAGGAGTCTCCGACCCTTTAATGGTCCTGACTCTGGTGTATTGGAACAGTGTCTCCACGGAGCTGGTCTGATTCGCGGGGAAGTTTACCTAACTAACCTGTTCAAGGAAGTAATGATGCCTGCACAGAAACAGCAGGTATATAAGATTCCTGGAAAACAGAAGCAGGGGAAACTCACCGAAGCTTCGCAGCCTTACGTGGCTGCGCTGCGCTCCGAGCTTGCGAAGGGGTCAGCGAACGTGGTCGTCGCCTGCGGGCCTGCGGCCTACGCGGCTCTATGCGGCCGTGGATCGATCTCGAAGCACCGCGGTTATGTCTTTTCCGCAGACCTTGGCTCGCGTAGGGTCAAGGTGATTCCGACCTTCCATCCGCTGACGACAGTGCGGGGAGGGTACATCAATAGGCACTTGATGGTAGAGGATTTTAAGAAGGCGAAATATGAGGGTGGGTTCGCAGAACTAAAACGTCCGCAGCGCACACTGATGTGGGAGTACAACGGACTTCCAGATGTGTTGCAAGTACTGGATGCAATAGCGAAAGCTCCAGCCGTGGCTTATGACATTGAGGTCTTGCACTATGAGACCTCGATGATTTCCTTGGCCAACAGTCCAAGCATGAGCATCGTCATCCCTTTCGATGATCGCTGGTCGGTGGAGGAGGAAGGTATTATCTGGCGGAGGGTTCAAAAGATTCTGGGAAATCCTGACACTCTGAAGATTGCACAGAATTGTATCTTCGATAATCAGTTCATGCTGACACATGATGGGATTGTAATTAGGGGAGAGGTTCACGATACTATGATTGGACATAGCTGTATGTATCCAGACTTTCAGAAGGGGTTAGGCTTTCTTGGAAGTCTGTATTGTGGAAGTCAGGCGTTTTGGAAGGACTCTGTGAAGTTTAACGATGTGAAGGGAGATTCTTGATGCCATCTATGTCTAGCACACAGATGAAGTACTACGACGAGACTGGAGAACCTATTCCTCCGGAGTTTGTGCTGGCAGGGTATCACTACTGTCCTGACTGGGATATGATGTTGATAGGTCCAGGCTCTTCAGAAATGTCCGGCTGTTCTTGCGGAAGACCTCAATGTAAAAGTTGTGAGGATTAAACATGCCAGACGTTAAGATGCTTGAATACAGTGCGCTTGATAGTGCGTGTACCTTTGAAATCCATGATGGCTTCTGGCCAGACCTGGGGGATGAATTCACTCCGGCCGTCGATATGACTATGGCGATTCTTCCTGTCTTAATGTTCATGCAGACGAGGGGAGTGAGCGTTAGTCGGGACTTGCTGGAGGAGACAAAGAAAGACGTAATCCAAGCAACGAAAGAAAAGCAAGCTGAGCTAGAGATTCTCTGTGGGAGGCCGCTTAATGTTAACAGCACCAAGGATTGCCAAACATACTTTTACGATGAACTCGGAATTCCCCCATATAAGAATCAGGGTAGAATCACCTGCGATGATATGGCACTTCAGCGACTCGTTCGTGGAACTGCGACTCGCCCAGGACTGCGACAGGCTAAGCTTGTGCAGGATATTAGAGGCTTGCAAAAACTCTACGGAACTTATCTCAATATTGAGTTCGACGCCGATGGACGTATGCGAGGGAGCTACAATCCTAGGGGTACAAAGTTTGGCCGTTTATCCTCAAGCAAGACGATCTTCGGTACGGGAACGAACTTTCAAAATCTTCCTCAAGATTTTAAGAAGTTCCTGGTGGCAGACCATGGGTATTGCTTTCTGGAAGTCGATAAGCGGCAGGCTGAGTGGGTAGTTGTTGCTTACGCTTCTGGGGATGCTAACATGATTTCCGCCGTAGAGGAAGGAAAAGATGTTCACGTACACACTGCCGAACTTATGTTCCATGCGTCAGCAGAAGTTATTAAGTACGAACACAAACTTGTCGGACATTTTACCGACTCCGATACCATTAGAACGCTTCGACTTAACGACGAGTTTGTATCTCAAGGTATGGTGGGATCACAATGGCCTCGTACAATGTCACTTCGTCAATGTGGCAAGAAGTCGAATCATGGTCTAAATTACGATGAAGGCTATAAAGGCTTCGCAATGATTAATGAGATTGACGAGAAGGAAGCAAACCGTATCGTTAATATGTACCACACTATTTATCCGGGAATCAGGATTTGGTATGAGTCTATTAAAAGGAGTCTCCAGAAGGATCGTACACTTACTAATTGCTTTGGCAGAACGGTTCGGTTTCTAGACGCGTGGGATCGAGACCTTTGGCGTGCTGCCTACAGCATGATTCCACAAGCAACTGTTGTGGATTCTCTTAACAGCGGAATGGTAAAAATCTACAATGATAATGAGCTCTGTGGAACTGGAGGTTACAATATGGACGTGCTTGCACAAGTGCATGACTCCATCCTCCTTCAGGTTCCCATCACGTTCTTGGCAAAGTTCTATGACAGCATCACAGATAAGATCACCGACTATACAAGCCCTATGCTCTCCTACAATGGACGTGATTTCAAGATTGCTTCTGATTATAAAGTGGGGCTGAACTGGGGAGGCTACAACAAAGACAAGAATCCCAATGGCATGGTTGAAGTAAACAACCATGAAGAATTTATGGCACAGTTAGCCGAATGGGAAAAACTTAATGGCACGGCAACTTGTTAACTGGATAGACTCGTATCTCCAGTATACAGATAGTACCGAAAGCCCCTTAAGTTATCACAAGTGGTCGGCACTGTCAGTAATTGCTGGAGCCTTGCAAAGGCGAGTTTATCTTAAGTGGGGATTAGGGCAGGTGATTTATCCAAACCTGTACACAGTACTAATCGGACCATCAGGGAGGACACGTAAGGGTGTAGCTATTGGTATCGCCAAGGAGTTCTTAAAAAACGTTCCTGGAATTTCAGTAGCTCCGGAATCATCGTCAGGTAGACAGGCAATGATTCTTGCGATGAAGCGGGCGTTTAATAGCTTTAATGATCCGACAGATGGAGTGATGAAGTTTCACTGCGCACTGACAGCATTTTCAGAAGAACTCAGTGTGTTCCTCGGACAGGGCGACATTGCGTACTTGTCTAACCTGACGGACTGGTATGATAGTAAAGATGATTGGGAGTACGAGACAGTCGGCCGTGGTAAGGACTCACTTCAAGGTTTGTGTTTGAATCTGCTGGGGGGTACGGCTCCAGATTGGATTCAAAGTATGATTCCACAAGAAGCATTGGGCGGAGGATTCACTTCCCGAATCATCTTCATCGTGGAGGAAAAGAAAAGAAAGATTGTTCCTAAGCACACAGTCACCGAAGAGGAAATGGAACTTGGACGAGCCCTTGCTAACGACCTTGAAAGAGTTGCGCTGCTTACAGGAGAAGTTAAGTTCACTCCTGTTGCAGAGGAGTTATATATTAGCTGGTACATTTCCCATGACGAAGCACTGTCCAACAACCGTCCTCCAATTGACGATCCGAGATTCACAGGTTACTGCGAGCGTAGAGCTACGCACATTCGCAAACTTATGCTCATATGCAGTGCGGCGAGAGGCGATGATCTTATCATTACAGAAGAAGATTTCCACAAAGCAAAAGGATTCTTGGAAGAAGCAGAGTTAAACATGCCGAAGACCTTTGGTGGTCTTGGTAAGTCTCGGTATAGTGATGCTACGGAAGTCATTAAGAACTACATACAAGCGATGGGAATGACAAGCAGACAAGCATTGATGACTAAGTTCTACCGAGACGTTGATCCGATTACTATGAGTACAGTGGAGCAGACGTTGAGAGATGCGAGGTTGATTAAGGTGGACATAATGCCCGAGAATGGGGATAAGATTTATAAATGGATAGGAGGAGATTCGTGAAGTTTCTTATAGTAACATCATTTATTGAAGGTGAGCAATTTTTGATTAACATAGACCAGATTGTAAAGATATACCCATATGAATCTGGCACTAGAATTCAACTTACTGAAGGGCTAAATTTAGTAAAGGAGTCATACAGTGAATTAAAAGCAGCTATATTTTCTTTATAACTACTGTTCAAATTTTGAACACCAGGGAGAGCGCAATGACTAGTGGAGAGAATGTTCTTTGGATTGTTAGAAAAACGTTTTTTCGGAATGGCGCAACTGCGGGAACTTATATATTTAGAACCAGATTTGCTGCAAGTACGTTTACTAAGACAAAAAATAAGAAGGCTGTTAAATATTTCTATTCAGCCCCTGATCGCGCAACCTGGGGACCGGAACAATGAAGTGCTTTATCTTTCGACTCGGTAGTAGTGTGTCTGATGGAGACAGGCTTGGTGTTATTGTCTGCCTTCAAACATTCCTTCACTGTTGTAAAGCCGGAGTTGTTTGGCCGGGTGAGCGTCGAGTAACCTACCATGATGAACGAACGTTGAGGTTAGCATGACTACTATTGCGTGGGATGGAACTTTTTTATGTGCTGACAGGATGGCCAGTCAGGAAGGTATGTTTCGCAGTGTACAAAAGATATTTAAGATTAAGGATAATTTATACCTGGCCGCGGCAGGCTGTCATCAGGACACACTGTTAGCAGTCAAGTACCTAACTGACGGTGGCGATCTCCCGACCTTAAGCTCCGAGCACTTTGTTGGAATTATTGTCAGGGATGGAAGGGCATATCGTGTAGAAGAGAAGTTAATGGAGTCAGAAATTCTTGAGCCATTCTACGCGCTTGGAGAAGGTCGAGACTACGCAACGGCTGCAATGGCTTTGGGTAAAACTGCATACGATGGAGTAGAACTGGCAGCTAAGTATTGTTTATATACAGGGCTTGGTATTGATAAGGTCTTTCCTGGGGGAGACGATGACATTCCCTTCTGATAGCCAAAAAGAAAACCCCTCTTTCGAGGGGTTGTCTGAAGAAGATCAATGGGAAATTATCTTTGCTTCTGCAATTCTTTTGCTGCAATATCAGCCAACCTTTTATACTCCAGCCACAGGTCCCACAAAGTTTGATACGCTGCACTAGAAGTCAAGCAGGTGGTATTGTTTCTGAAGATGGTAACGGAAGCTTGTCGAAGTGGAATTGGTTGGGATTCAATTCCGACGGGGGACTCGGGAAGGGGTTCACCTGACACTGAGGAATCGTAGAGCAACCTGAAACCGCCAGGCAGATCGCAAGACTCAGCGGGGATATACTCAGGGATTCTCTTGATAATCGTATCGCCCTTTTCATGAATGATCCTCGCCGTTCCCTTAAAGTGTGTGACGAACTTAACAGTTGCGACTGATTGATTCTTCTTTAATTCATTGACAACGGCTGTACCTCTGGCGATCGACGCTTCCCATTCAGTACGAACGTTCTTCTGTCCAGCACGATAACAGAAAAAACAGACTAACAAAAATACCCCTGTCAGCCACAACTGCCAGGGGATTTTTTTCAGCCAGCCTATTAGTAGAACAAGCCAGGTCACGATCCACCAGTGGTTGTATTCGGCTGCTTAACAACCCTAGCCACTGCACCTGCCGACGCGGTGAATAGTGTTCCCAATGCAAGGAAAGCCTTAACTCCATCACTGATAGCTGGCATCCAGTCTTCTGGCAGAAGTACATAAGCAGCACTGACAGAACTAAAGACCGCCGTAGCAATCATAAAGCGCATACTCCACCATTTCTTCCACTCGAAGGCATTCCAAACTAATTTACTTTTAACCGCATCTTTCATCGTATCCATTACCTACCCCTAGTTGAGATACTTCTTATACGCAGCCGCGAGCTTAGTATCGTACTTGTTTTCCTTATACGCGGAACCGTTATAGCCTTCTGCGAACTTAGCCCAATTCAGATTACGAAGATGTCTATCAAGACGCTGACTCTTAACGAAGCCTATGAAGGCTTTCAACTGCTCACCTTCCGAACGATACATAGCGTTGATAAAAGCCTGCAAACTGGAGTAACCACAGAGCCTCCAGTTAAATCCCATTATCTGGAATAAACCCCAGCTTGCGGATTTGAGCGCTGCGTCACGATTGAGGGCTGATGCATTAACAAGTCTAACGTGTTCAGCGACACCCCCCTTATAAAGACGCTTGTTCCATCGGCTAGAGCTGATCGTGGGATGACTCCTGTCATATTGACCGTTGGTGAATTCCGAAAACTTGTGCGCCTCAAAGAGGATTGCTGGCTGTCCATCTGGAAGAAACCCCTTTCCGTTAGATTCAACTTCTTTAACTGCTTTAACTACAGCGACGGTACAGCCTATGGAATCGGCCGCTTCCTTAAAATCCGTATCAGTAAGTGCCTTCATGGTTCAACCGGTCCCAGACTGCCCTGGCTGACCGGCGGTTCATATGGTGGGAAATCCGGCACCCCGGATGCAGCAAACACGTCAGCGGGCATTGGTTGCGTCCATGGGGGTGTCTGGGAGTCCGGAACACCCCTGGCAAAGTCCTGCGGTTGGCGGGACTCCCAGTGGGGTGGACAGACGTAGTAACCCTGCCAATGTCTTTTCATCTCACTTGCTTTAAACTTACGACCACACTCAAAGCAGACTGTATTCCAGTCGCCGTGAGCATAGTAATCAGCATGACCTTTATCAGTCATCTTGTGTCTCCTGTTTCAAGGCTTGTTCCTTTTTGATCTGCTCAACAAGGTATGGGCCAATGAATGGAAGGTAACGAATGGACTTAGGATCGCCTCTCAGCATTTCGTCAAATATCTTATATGGTGGAACGAATTGAGAGGCGATAGCTCCAATGGGTTCTGCCTTCTTAGTGCGTGCCATCTTGTCGCCGCCCTCTCTAAGTGCTGCGGCTTCTTCCTTCGTCACACCAGCAAACTTATCCTTCACGTACTCAGAGTATCCAAAGGTCTTAAACATATTCAAAGGAATGTCGGACCACTGGAAATCAACGTCTCGACCACGCATCCAGTCCTTGACCATCTGAGTACCAGCACCGGATAGTCCCATGACTACTCCAGCCTCGACCAAGTTCTTCAGACCTTTCGCTACGTTACCTTTCTTAATCTCGTTGTAAGAATCTCTACGAAGTAAATCCATCTGCTTCATCATAAAGGACTTAAGCCAGAGATATGACCGTGCGTTGGGATGCTTGAGATATGTCATCGGCATCTCAATGCGGGAAATGGGCTGCGTTCGGGACAACTCCATAAAGGCGTAGTCTCTTGTAAGGTCAGTGATCTTACCTGATTTAAGTTCGGAGATTAGCTTAGGGAACTCATCGCCGAACGCAGCTTGATATTTGTCAGCTATTTTCTGTATACCTTTTGTGTTCTCACCTTCAGCACCTTTCACAAGACGTTGGGCACGGATAACTGCTGCGTTAAGCGCAGTGTTCTTGCCAAACTTATCCACACCCGCAAACAAGCTGGTTTTGAATACCTTATTAACCCAGCGAGTTGTACGAAGTTCATTTGCAAATTCTTCTGAGATATGATCTGACAGACCAAAGTCTCTCATATCCAGATGCTTACGTCCAGTCACCTGACGGATAACCGATTGCAAGGTTGATCGCAAGTCTTGAGTATACACCTGGAGACCCACGTCCGCAAGCTGTGTGCCGGCTGACCAGAAGTTACCAAGTAAACCTATGTTACCAATGTTCTTAACGTTGCGGATGAAATCAGCTTCACCAATCTCACCAGGGCCAAATCGAGCTTTTAGAATGTCTGAGACTTCCTTAGCATCTGGTTGGGATAGTTTGCCAGATTTAATCTCCTCCGCCATAAGATTCTGTACGCTGCGATCCACGTCCAGGAACTCATGGTCACCCTTCTTCATGTTCTTAGCATACTCTCCGAAGAATCGAGCACGCTCAATATCGGAGACAGCAGATCGAATATAGGTATGCAGAGACTCAGCCGGGCCATAGTAATACTTCAATAGCTCCGGCGTGATCTCCTCAATACCACGATCCTTAGACCAGCCCGGCTGAGTGGAACGCTTGTCAGCGAAGAGTATCTTATTAATGATAGCAGCTTCTTCAAGATTACTGATAGGCCGTCCATTCTGCCGGAGGGATTCTACATTAGCGTCCTGCAGGGCTTGCTGGATATTGTTAGAGTCTTCCTTCCCGATAGCCTTAAACAAACCTTCCTTATCCTTCACAACTCGCGGGAAGTATTCAAAGTTGCCACGCTTAAACCGCTTCAATCCAACCAGCTTATCTCCAAGGGAATCAAGGGCACTACGAACATTCTTGTATCCGTTGGATAGTTTGGAATCTCCAACAGCCTCCAACACCTTCTGAATGACAGTAGGTTCACCAGTCAACAGTGCACGATTAACAACGTCCTGTGTTGCCTTATTCTTCTTATTCAAGGCAACAAGAAACTCACCAGTCTTAGCGATATTGGCGTGCGTCTCAGCAAGTGTACGCCTCTCAGCCGTCATGATCTTCTTAAAGACCGCCGGAGACTTATTCAAGATGCGAGTACTTGAAGCACCAAGCAGACTGTCAAAACCCCTAACAAGATTCCTACCGCCTCCAGATAATCCAAGTGCAACCAACGCTCCAGCTGCTGCTCCAATTCTCTTATCTTCATCTGCAAAGTATGCACCGGCCGCTGCTCCTATTCCACCAATGGCCGCGACTTTGCCAGCCTTGGATATAAGTTCAGAATCAACGAAACCTTCCTGACCCTTGATCTTAGGCGCATCCGCACCATAACGCTTGCGCAAGGTTTCTTGCACGGCGTTACGACCTTGAAACAAACGACTCTTAACGGTTCCGATAGGTACATTAAGTTGAGTTGCGATCTCAGCTTCAGTGAAGCCCTCCATCTCCTTCAGCATGACAACTTGTCGTTGCGCTTCCGGGAGTTTATCCAGAGCTTCCTGAATGTTCTTCTGAACTTCATTAGCGATTGCAATATTCTCAGGAGTATCAGCACCAGTAGGATTCTTTTCCTCGACCTTCGAGGCAAGCTCTCCAACTTCTGCCATATCGTTGTCTACAGTTTTACTGAGAGTGCCGCTGGTATCAGGGCGACGAAGCCCCTTACGCGCAGCCATGTTCAGTTCGTTCTCACCAATCTTATACAGCCAGGTATAGAACTGACTATTTCCTTCAAAGCTATCTAAGTTTCGGAAGGCTTGAAGGAACGTATTCTGCGCAATATCATCAACGTCTACAGCCGCACGACGATGTGCAGACCCCATACCTTGCCGGAGATTACGCTTGAGTCGTCCGTAGTATTGATCAAACAGCTGTGAATATGCACTCTGTTCTCCAGCCTTCGCACGACGGATAATGTCAACTTCATTAGGTAGCTGAGACTCCTTAAGCACAAGCCCAGGAATGCCACCATCAAGAGAGACAGCACCAGACTGACGCATCCGGTCAAGCACCCTGCCACCAGCAGGAAGTAGTAAACCAGCCAGTCCTCCAAGGAGACCTCCTTCGGCTTTTAGTTCTTCTGGAGCGAGTGCGAAACCTGCAGCAGCGCCGCCAGCTGCTATGCCTCCACGCAGAAGAAGTTCCTGGTCAACATCACCACGTTGCCATTTGGATCTGGCAAGCTTAGCATCTTTCTGATCAGCACGATTAAGAGCCCGCTTGATTGCAGGTACGTCTTTATCATACGCAGATTGAATAGCATCGTCTTCATCCATCCTGGCAAGGTCATCAAGATTCTTATTAATCTTGAGAGCTTCATCCCACTGACCCTTAGCTTCTGCTGAGTCTCGTGCAGTAACTGCTTCGTCGAACTGACGCTGCAACTCGGAACTGCGCGCAGCTGCCGCTCGCTCCGCTCGGGCTTGCGCGATAGAACTCCGCCGCGCATCGCGAGTGGCTGAGCGATCCGAAGCGGCCCGCTCCTCCGCGTACTGCTGGGATCGAAGGATACGTTCTTCGGCTTTGAAGGACTGGTAGTCAGCGTAGTCGGAGTCATTCTTGAAGGCCGACTTTACATCAGCGCGACGTTGGGCGATGTACTTTTCGGTATCGGTTTTGGAAGTGATTCCGAGAGCGCGGTTGATACGAGCTTGTACGTCTAGAGTAGTGCTGGGCATTATCTCGCCAGCGGCTGCCGCTTCCACCTCCACGTCGTACTTGGCAGCGTCTCGGAGAATGTCCTCATAAGTTCCGTTGATCTTGGCTCGGTCCAGGTCCAGCATCTTAGCCCTAGCACCGCGAGAGAAGATAACTCCCAGCGGGCCACCGATAAGGGCGCCTGCAGCTGCGGAGAACTTCAACTCATCGGTGTTCAGAGTTGTAGAAGTGGACAACTGGTCTGCGGCCGTGATTGCAGTGTTCAAGGCAGCGCCTAACGAACCGGCATCCAAGATGGAGTCGGCAGTCTTGATCATTCGAGAAGTAGTTTCTGCACCTGTAATCAACGCTCTGGTCGCAGCAATAGGCTTAGCTCCGAAGCCTAGAGGAACAGCTAACAACTCCGGATCGGCCATCAGACTATTGACAAGCTGTGCCCCGAACTTACCAGGGTCTTCTACAGCAGCTTGTTTCAGTGCATCCCACTGAGCTCGGATAGTAGGGTCTTGTTCCTTCTTCCGAGCCGCGATGGCAGCCTTTGCAGCATCCACAGCTACGGCTGGATACTGGTCAGGATTGGCAACAATCTTATCCTGCATCATAGTCTTACGAGCAGACATAAATGCAGTGCGCTCATTCTCGGGAGCACTGACCAAGGATTCAACGAAGTTGGCAGGAAGGGAATCCTCCAGCATAAGCTTAACAGGATTCTCTACATTCGCAAGGAAGCCAGGTTTCTGCTCCTCGGGAGGAATAGCTGCTACATCCTTACGTGCTTGAATATCTCTACCTTCACCAAAGGGATCAGCTTCGCCCTGTCGCGGAGTGTAGTCAGGGGAATCTACAGGAACCAATCCAAGGTCAGTCATCAACCTATTCTTGATGTGCCGTGCAGAACCCTTCGCTGCTTTAGCAACAGCTTCCCCAGCATTCCCTAACGCACCTAAAGCACGCTCGGAGAAGGGCTTATCCTCAACTTCCTCAATCGACTCCGGAGTTGAACCATATAGTTCGTCCAGACTGTAGCCAGTCGGAGTATCGTCGGATACCTGCGGCTGTACGTTCCTGTCCTCATCTGTACTGCCAGTAACAATAGTTCCAGCGTCAGTCCCTCCAACCTTACCAAGAGCTTTCGCAATATCGCTCGCACGCTTGGATACGTCAGCAAGATATTGCCGAGTCTTCGCACCACGGTTACCTCCCCCAGGCCCAGCAAAGTGGGATTGAATAGCTTCTTCCACACCGCCGGCCTTCATACGCTCGGCAAAATCTTTCATCGCCGCATCAGTTGCCTGGGCAGGATCAAAGGGATCAATACCCCGAGCCTTTGCAGTCTCGGGAATATACTGGAACATTCCGCCTGCTCCGAACTCATCGTTCTTTGCGGAGGGGTTGTATCCAGATTCCTGTTGTGCTAGTGCAAGTCCATACTCCTCCGGGACTCCGTACCTCTGCGCAGCCTTGACGATCAGGTCTTGTAGTGTCTTGTCCTTGGGAAGCATACCATCTACATCGGAGCCTACCTGGTAGGTAGTCCTGGATGAAGGGCTGCTACCCCTGCGACCGCGAGGAGTGCGGTGCGCCGGAACAAGTTTGACTCCCTCAACTTCTTGTGGGCCATAGAGCTCATCAAGAGTGAACGAACCAGTTGGCATTATGTTCTCCTGGTGTTCAAAATTTGAACACCTCTAATTATCATTCGACAGGAACGCCCTTAGTACCATCCCAGAGGATAGTACCCTTACCAGTTACATAGTACATACCCTTCTTCAACTTCTTATCTGCGGGAAGAGGAGCAGGCATATCAGGGGTCTTGCCGGGCTTGGGTACGAACTTTGTAGTATCATCGCTGATGGGGAATCCGAAGATTGAATAACCCTTATCGGTGTCCCAGTCTCCGTTACTCTGACTCTCAGATATAGCGCGGCTGAGGGCAGTATCCCAATCCAGCGCCTTATTGGTCCGGACAAGGGCCTTCGCCCTAGCAGCAATCGCGTAAGCACCAGTCTTGATGGCTTCCGGAGCAGCGGTAGAAGAATCTCCCTTGAATATATGTGCCTTGATTGCCGCCTCAGCAGCCTTCACATCATTAGTGTTTGGCGCACTAGCATCCGTACCAGACTTCTCTTTCAGCTTTGCAATCCGATCAGCATTATTCTGCCGCTGTTGTGCAATGTCGGCTAGGCGAGTTTGATTCTTCTTCCGAAACTCTGAATCCTCTTCCAGCCGATCCTGCTGTCTGGACTGAAAGTCCATAGTCGCACGATCCTTTGCTGACAGTGCCTGCTCATTGATGTAGGTTACAACATCAGGATCGTACTCCATCTTCTTCATTTCAGCAAGAGCTTCTGGAGGAAGTGCTTGTGCATCCTCCAACTGTTGTAAGCCCCACTCCCACTCGGATTGGTTCTGTGCGATGCCGACAGTCTGTGCCACAAGGTCTGCAGTTTTGAGAGTAGTCTCGACTATATTCTTCCGTGCAGTAATATCTGCATTCCTGATTTCATTCTCTTGCTTACGAATACCGGAGGCTGCCTTCAGATAGTCCGCACCCATCTTCGGTGCACCACCTCGCATGAAGGTATCTGCTAGCACCTCCAGCGGCACAGCATCACTGGCGTCATTAGGATCATGCTTGAACAGGGTTGACTCCCCAGAGAACGTGCCATTAGCAATCTGTTGCATCCTTTCAGACGCAATCATTCCTAATTCATTCTCCCTCTGCAGAGTCTCATTAGACAGACGCTGTCCTTCAGATTCCACTGCTAATGCTTCTCGGTTAGCAATGGCATTGAGAGTCCGCTGTCCTGTCTCAATCCCCTCCAAACCAAATCTAGAAAAATCAACTGGCATATATCACCTTAATAAGTTCCAGTGCCGAAGGCAGTACCGCCTCCAGTAGCTACGCCAGGAGACCAACTTGCATTTGCGCCTGCTCCGACAGAGATATTACTGGCCGGTTGATTAAACCTACCTCCAGCAACTGTAGCAAGATTTCCCAAGTTATTCGCAACGCCGCCGATGCTGGATAGATAATTGTCTGAGCCATCCTGCCTAGCTCCCATGCCAGCAGAACTAACACCACCTGCAGTCTGAATACCTACATCAGCACCACTTAACCGGGCAAGGTTATCAAACTCACTCTGATATGCTGAGGCGCCAGCGTCAGCAGCGGCAACGAGTGCGTTTCCGGAGCCGGTGTACCCCTGAGAAGCGACGGCCCTTTCTGCCGCCTGCATTCGCGATTTCCATACCGCGGAGTCCTTGATGGAGGATGGGTCCTTGGATAGTTTATCCAGGCGTGCAGCAGCATCTCCACGGTACTGCGCATAAGGATCAGCACCCTTCTGAGATTCTGTTACAAACTTATTTTGTTCTTTCTGTGCTTTCTTTGCTTGATTAGCTGCATATACAGTACTTGCAGCGCCAATAGCAGCAGCAGTAATAGCGGCCATTTATATTACCTTTGTGTAAACTCGTTCTGACAAATGGTAGCCCATATGCTTATAGAGTTCATCTACAAATTCTGGACTCGTGGATAGAGCAACCATTACTATCTGAGAACAACCCATAGCTTTCGCTTCAGGTTCTATTGCTTTTAGTAGTTGTTTTCCAAGTCCTAACGACTGATGTTCTGGATCAATCCACCAGACAATCTCATTAGCACTTAGAAAATTCCTATTAAACATGAAGGGAAGAACTGCCAGACCAACGGAGCCTACTACTTTCCCATCAACCTCTGCGCAGATAAGGAGTCCTGCTTCGATAAGGCCGACTGTTAGTGCATGTACTGTGTTATAATCAAAGGGATAATTATTCACATACTCGGTGGTGGGATAGAACTTCTCATAACCCTCTATAAGCGCTGGTACGTCTTTCATAACTGCATTGCGAATCATGATCCTTTCCTTAAGTTAAAAAATGCTACAACAATCAATCTACCTGTGACTGCATCTTCTCCGAATGCCTGAAAAGGGTATCGAGAGTGAAACAGCGAGCTTTCATATATGAGTGCGCGGTTGTATTTCAAGTGTACAAGATGGTGACGATACCACTTACTTACATCATCAAAGTCATTCTCTATCTGCCTTCGGAGCCAGTCTTCTCCTTCGAGGATACATCTTTCCTTCGTAGCTCGATGCTCCCAAAAAGCAGTGCCTCCAGGGCCATTACAAAGATACAACACAAGTGCGTGACTGCCCCAGCCAGTATCTGCATGTATTGCCTGATTGGGAAGTTCATGGTCATAGTTTAACCTATACGCCATGCCGAGGAGGTCTATCTTTCCTACGGCCTTTTCTATAGCATTAATAACAGCCGGTATTTCAACCTTGCAAATCCTCTTATACACCTGCCCATCAGGGCCAGTCCAGTCTATATAATCGGCACCGATTCCAGCCTCTCGAACGGTATATGGTTCGGGAAGAAAGTCATCAATGACGATCAGCTCTTTCATGGAGTAAACTTCCTGTTGATGGTCTCTTGATCTTTCTTCACAGACTCCATCTGTAGCTTCAATGTCAGAACATCTGATCGCATAGTCGCAATATCATTTGTCTGCATTGTTACCAAGTCAACCTTTCCCTCAACTTTGGTCATTTGAGTGCTTAACTCATTCAGCTTATTGGCTGTAGAGTATCCCACCCACACAATGACAGCGGCACCTATACCAACAATCCACTTCTCAACAGGCCCTAGCTTCACGTGAGTCTGTCCATCTGGTGTCTGCATATCCATTGAGATTGATTAACCTACTGGAAGTGGGAGGGATGGAACTACGTATCCTGCATCACTTGCATATCGAGCAGCCGCGGTGTATCTTATAACTCCAAGCCTACCATTCAATTCATTAGCGTTGGTAGTACCTGACTGTGTGTTGTCTGAACCTATTGCAAGAGGGGAGTTGGAATTGAATGTCGTAGATGCATACGTTGCAGATGCCAGCATAACTCCATCTATGTAAAATCGAATTGTTGTGCCTGAGCGTTCAAGACAGAAATCATATGGAGTCACTGCAACTGGAGCCCAATCCGCATTAATGGGAGATGTTGTACTGGCGCTTGTTCCTAAGGTAGACGCATTAACTAAAAGCTTCTTCGGAGCAACTGCGCCATTTAGGAAAACTGCCCAACCCCTATTGTTTGCAGCTGGAGCAAATGCATCATAGTGAGATGTTAAGCACTGCAACGTAGTCAGCACGTCGAACTCTACATTGAACCACTCCCAGCAGAAGTTTCCAGTAAGTGGCCAGTCAGCAGAATCTGCGGAAGTTACCCAATCACCAGTGCCATCCAACTCAAGCAAGTTGTTTAAAATCTGAGCATTACCAACTGCTGTCATGGTGTGCGGGGCAATACTTTTATCAACAAAGGTAGTCGAGCCGTTCACCCCTCTGAACGCTACAAGCAATTTAACACTACTCCAAAATCTATCAGAGGGACTCTGCAAAACTAACTGATGTGCTAGAATGCTCATGAGTAAGCATTACCAATAGATGTCTGCCAAGAAGTACCCTGATTAAAACTTGAAATAATAATAAGATCTACCGCACCGCTGCCAGTTGATACAACGCCAGTAATACCTCCAACCCAATCAAAGGCTGCTGGGAAGGCTACTGTTCTTGGGGTGGTATCCTGTGTGAATCGAATACTAAGCGTGACGGCTGCTGGAGAGCTTGGAAGATTTGTGAATACTATGGAAGTCACATTCGCTGTCGGTGCGAGTGTGAAGTAATCCCCAAGCGCCCAATCAATAGTAACTACACCTGCGGCTGGAGTAAGGACAGTAACAACACTTCGACCTGCTCCAGGAATGGCAAGATCAGCTACGTCTTGCGCAGTGAATTGAACATCATCACCGCCTTGCAATCCCGGTATAACCTCTGCACCTGTCAGCGGAGTGGTCGCACTTGGATTGTCTGAGAATCTACGAAGACCCATTGCTATTCGCCTATGTAAAGATCAACAAAATCTTCGGTTGAGTAAAAGTCATTACCATCCATAGTCATGTAGTTAAAACCTCCGCCACCTCCACCGCTACCATTACTAATCTCAGTAATCTTTCCGTACTGATCCACCGTCACATCAGCGTTGGTGTAGCTGCCAGGAACTACGTCTGTTTGAACTGCATTACTGACAGCGGGATTTCCAGCAACACCATCTCCATTCTGTACTACTATATCTCCAGCATTCCCCTCGATTTCCCTCAACAACCAAGCATTACCAAATCTAACAAGGATGCCCTGGCCGGTAAGTTGTGCAAGATTAACCAAACTCTCATTGAGAATATTAACCTTATCACGCAACAAGATGAACCACTGCATCCAGTTGACAGTAAACTTCCGCTGTGGGTCCTTCTCATCAACCGGAGGTGTATGCTGAGGTACTGGAGGAACCTTGTCCTGGAGAGCCATTATAAAGTTCCTATATCGTACTGAACCTCGACTGCCTGAATACGGAAGGGAGTGTTCATAGCATGACGGAATTGATAAGCCCTACGAGTGAAGGTTCCGCCATTTACAAGAGTTGGATTATTAGCACCCATATCAATATCTCGCCACTGGCTCCAACTCTCATAATCATCATCTGTACGGCGGCAGTTAATGACGCTACCTTCCGTCTTATCTCCGATGATTTTTAACAAGTTCATCTGCTTACGACGACGAGTGTTGGCATCGAATACTGGAGTGATGATATCTACAACGATGGGATCGTTAAGGTCAGTGAATACAAGAGGGCTGATCTTATAAAGACGACCATTACTCTCATGCTGAAGGATATGCTCCCCGTTCACGCCATAGGTAGATGCAATGATTGGAAAGTAATTACCATTAGCATCTGTCCACTGGAACCACTTATCAAAGACAATATCATAGGCGAGGGTAAGGTTAATATCTTTCAGTGTGATGACATACCAGGAATGGCCGTTAGTCTTCAACTGCCAGGACATAACAATATCTACACCAACCACGTCAGCGTCTACTAGTAACTTATCAATAGATGGCGTTGAGATAACCCGCACACCCAACTGACTCATCATGACCACTTGTAGGGATGCCGACTTATTTGTGGACAGCCAAAATAGAACATCATCAATCATCTGAACACTATCGCCATTAGCACAGCCGTAGCTAGCCTTTGATCCTTGTACTGGCGCAAGTGGACTCCCGGTCGGATTGCCGGCATCGAAGAAGACTTCAGTTGACCATTTCTTAAATGCAATGGCATAGACCAATTGCTTACTCATGAACACGCCGTCATCAGGTTCGATCTGTGCCCTGATGAAGTTGATCGGGTCCCAATCTCCAGGGTTGGATACAGAGTTAACTGCACTTCCCCAGAGGACAGCAACTGACTGCATTACATAGATCGGACCATTCAGATAGCAAAAGCCCTTAACAGTTGTTGCTGGATAGTCACTGTCAATGACGTGTAACTCTGCACTGAGTCCTCCCGCTACGTAATATGCGTAAGCCTTATTCCCGTCCCCAAGAACCATCTTAGGAACAGCCCCAAGGATTTCATCAAACCTATACACACCATTCGCAGTGTCGAGTCCAGTACCTACTGACACACCATCCCGATAAAGAACACTACCAAAGATAGAGTATACAGAACCCCTCCACTGAAACACACCACGACCGATCTGATTATTAGCAACCAGATCAAATGAGGAAAGTCCAGGCCTCTTATAAATCCACAACTCCCCAGACTCATCAGGCTCCATAAAACAGTTCACCAAGCGAGCATCTTTATTCGTAGTGTTATCACGATTAGATGGCTCAACTATCAGTGGGAGTCGCGGCGGCAAAGCCATGGATTCAAACTGAGGCATTACGAGAAGCTCCCATATCCATATCCAGTACGTTGATCTGGAGTGAATCTTGTAGGCGCGTCTTCCACGTCCCAGTCCTCAAGGATCGATCTGTAGGTATTAGCCCTGGCAGCGCAACGATCCATGATAGCTTGTGGCTGGCCTGTGCAAATATCATCAGCCAATCCCCAACGAAGGGCCATTCTCCACTCTTGCGGGAAGGCCATATTCTCTTCGAGATTGATTGGATTAGTTACTTGTGTTTGAATCAAGATATGTGCGACGTTGTTAGCTTCAGTAGCATCCGGAGGATTCCAGAAATACACCTGAAGCTCCGTTGCCTGCTTGTTGATGAAGTATGAAGAAATCATCCCGTTATTGCCAGTAACTTGGGATAGTGTCATCCACTCATTCCAAGACATAACTACCAGTGGACGCCGGGCATTCCCCACAGTCTCCAGAACATACCCCTGCAAACCTCGCAAGGGCTTAGTCATATCTACATCGCCGAGCGGCCCAAGGGAGTATATGCTCTGTCCAGTTACAAGCGGGATAGGTAAATCTTCAAGCAAAAAAAGCTTCAACCCTTGGGTCTGCCAAAGGTTGATAATGTCATTTAGTCGACGCATATACTCAGACAACTGATCACTATTCGGAACATCACCTCGTTCCAGATAACCAGCATCGAACATCGCATCGTTAATGATACCGTAGACGGTATTAGAAACTGAGGCAACCATTTGTCACCTCACAGTTCAGGGTCAATGATGCCGTGTTTGGTAGCGTGGATAACGATAGTAAAATCACCAGCACTGGCACCACCATCATATAGAACGTCACCAGTCACACCAGCTCCAGCATTATTAGTTAATCCACCAAACTTATCAAAACAGAAATCCTGCTGTCCGTGAAGGCTGATAATATCTACATCAGCGGTAGCATCCCAAATCAGTTTAACAAGATCGTCTGCAGCAACGCTAAACCAAATCTCATCAATGTTTACACGGGTACATGCAGGAACAAGGGCTGATACATCAATAGCAGTTCCTGTACCAGTAGCTACGTCATCAATCTTTACAACCACATTACGCTTACCATCAAGAATAGTCTGGACCGGCATAACACTCTCCGAAAAGTGGGGGACTTTTCAGTCCCCCTGATTATTAGCGTTCGACGGCCGCGAAGACATAATCCAGTGTAGCGTTGGCAACTGCTGAACTGGCGCCTACCAGGAAGTTAACTCCAAAGTGGGTAGTCAACACCGGGGTAATACTGGTTACAGCAGTATCATTGAAGTACGCAAGAATCTTACCGCTGGGAAGGAGTTCAACACCTACAGTGAATTGTTCTCCGGCAATGTATGCCACTGGCACCGCAGAGGTCACATCATCCACGGTGAGGGTAAGAACGTTGCTGACAACAGTTACATATACTCCATTGGTAGGAGCAAGCAGGGTGTTAAAGAATCCAGTGATAATACTGGCAGTCAGGCCGACAGCTGCAATCTTGGTCTTAGCAAAGGCTCGCCTGCCGGCAACAAGGACGAAGGATGCCAGCGGGGTCGATACAGAACCTGCAGCAGTGATAGTTACAAGACCTCCAGGCCCTGCAACCGGAGCTGCAGTAACACCAGCCCAACCAGTGATACCTAGATTAAAATCACCGAAGACTGTCTGAAGTTTAGTGGGATCAAGCTCTCCCAAGTTTCCCAACGTTTCACCAGCATTAGCATTGGTAACGCCTGCCGGGAATCTGGTGGGAGAGTACGGGGGTTTCGCATATCCTTGAATAGCCATCTTAAAAATATCCTCTTGATGATGGTTACTAAAATTGAATTACGGAGACCAACCAGCAAACAAATAAGCGAGACCACAAAGTGCCAGTCCCGCGGCAAGGAGGTTGAACTTCGAGCTGACACCGAACGTTGCAAGAATCCAACAAATCACTGCAGCGATTACAAGGAACATTGCTAAGCTAACCATATGTTTCTCCTGGTGTTCAAATTTTGAACAGTAGGGGCCATTGCTGACCCCTACCATTGTCCAACATCTTACGGACCATTGCTGCCGTAGATACCACGCGGATCAGTACAACCAACCGAGAACCTCATGTACGATGCTGCCTTAGCGCTCTTCGTATCGAAGTCATTGTCCTTATCAAACTCAGGACGATTACGCCAGAACATCGTCATACCATTAGGAACATTGGTACGAGTAAACCACGCATTCGGGTTAGTGAAATAGTGGTTCAGCTTGATGCCTTCCGGGAACGCATTGGTTGCTTTCAGAACGTTGATAGCATTGTTGCCGGTGTGAGCCTGCAACACACTCTTCAAAATCCGGTTAGCGTTGTACCATTCCTGCGGTGCGATGTGAAGCGAACGCGGCATAACAGAGATGCGGAGGCCGCGGCTCTGCGTAGCGTTCATGATCTGGATGCAGATATCTTCCAGACTTGCTTCACTCAAATCTGCACCAGGAGTCAGTGCGTTACTAAACGTACCACCAGGCGAGTTAACGTGAACGTTACTGATAAGCGGCTGTCCGTCCGGCATAGCAAAGTATGTCGTATTGAAAGCGTTGTTATACAGGAACGCAGCGACGTTCTCCAAGGTTTGACGCATGGAGAAGGCATTAGCCTTAGCACGACGAGTGGCGACCTCCTTGTACTGATTATCGTCCAACTCCTCCTTCGTAACAATGAAGCCCAGCGCATAAGCAACATGCGCGTAGGTCTGCACCCAACCCTGCATTTCGGAATCATAGATAACAGGTGCGCCTTGCCCCTTAACCGGAGCCAGACCAAAACCAGTTACCTCAACGTCCTGCTCGTATGCACGCGTAGACGATTGCACATTATACAGGTCCGTATATTCCTCAGCGTGCTCCGCATACACCTGACCCCAAATGGCATGGATACCAGGCCAGAGTAGTTTGGGATGACTACCAGTATTGATTACACCAGGCATTTTTTATTCTCCTCAAACACCGGTAGTGGAAGTGAGTTCATCTTCGTTAATCTTGACAAGAACCTTCGCATACAAGCCGAATTCGTTGTCAACACTATCTACGATGCCCAAGATACGAAGCTGCGCAGTTGCACCGGCGGCAGTAGGAGCTGCCATAACATAGCCAGATACGAAGCCATTATTAGCGGCGGCCACAACGTCAGCATTCAGACCTACATCAGCGGCTGCAATAGCAGTACTGGCCTGGATGGTGAAGATAGTGGACGGATCATCAACTACAATTGCATACCACAGAACGCCAGGAGCTGATGGACGGACGATACTATCGAGATTTGCAGGATTAGCCATCATGGTCGGATAGAGACCAAGACCAACTACAACACCACGAATAACTTCACCAGCAGCTGCAAGGGTAATGCCGGGATAACCACGACTATCGGAAGTACCAGAACTCTTGACAGGATCGCCAATAGCTACGGCAGTTGCGTAGTCGCCCGCGATAGAATAAATGTTCGCCTGTCCCTGGAAGGGACTGTTTAGACTCTTTACGGGAGAGAGTCCAGTCGGGCGGTTAGCGTTAGCCATTTCACACTCCGGAATTAAGATTTACGTCGGAATAGGTCAGGGGCTTTACCCTTGACATATCTATTAGCTGCATCCTGACCAGTTTCACCAGCATGACCAGCTCCATCCATACCTGCCGTGATTGCATTAGCAATGTTATCATTGGCTTCCTGCGTCACGTCCATACTTTTCTTAAATAGATGATTGGGGCATTCCATAAGATACATACGTCCAGGTTGCCCGTTTGCACCTACGTCGTCCCCGCTGATTACGCTCACGTGGCTACCAAGGTCCGAATCTCCGGAGTTATTAGCATCACCACCCAAGTCGAAATTATTAATCTTCACGTCCTTCTTATCAACGAAGGTATAGCCAGCCTGCTTGGCACGTCCGATTCGTTCAGGAGTTCCACGAAACCAATGTCTATGGTATCCATCCCTTGCCGGAACCTGTAAGCGCAAGGTCGCGGAAGACATGGGAATATAGTTGGCAGGAGTTACCTCCTTGGGAACCTCACTGGCAGGATTGTTGTTCTTCAGTTCGTCACTCATATCTTATGCTCCGTCAGCAAAGTAGGTTTCGGCGTAGTGCTTTTCCCACTCTGCCTTCGTCTTGAATAGCTTACCTTCTCCAACAAGTACTTCTAAATCAGAGTGGCACGCTTGTTTAGCATCAGCGGGGAGGTCCGAGAAGGACTTACCATTACTTCGACTTCCCCTGGTCGCACCACCTTCAACCTTTGACTCTTGCCTGCGTCGCGGTGTTTCCTCTGACGGATGTTCTTCTTCAAGACGTTTACTACATTCGTCAAAGAACGCACGACCTTTGAGATTAGGTTCTTCTCGAGCCAAATCCTCAGCGATCAGTGTAATCAGGCGGGTTCGTTTCTTATCTACGTTGAACCACGGATTCTCAGCTTCCCAGGCTTTGTAATCAGGCGTTAAACCCTTTTCAAAGTCCCCATCTTTGGGATCAACTTTCTTATCCGGGACGATCTTAACTTCTGCAAGCTCTGCTTCGGACTTGTCAAGGTTCTTCAAGTCTTTCTGAACTTGGAGTTCTGCATCTACATCATTATCTTCTCGAGCGGTTCGGTACGCACCCTCAAGGCGAGTACGTTCAGCGGCGATGCCTCGCTGGAGTTGTTCCTTATAGTGCTTCTCCATTACCCCAAGACCGGAGCGCACGTTTTCTAGTTCTTGCTGGAGTGTACCAATTTTACCATCGCGTGTCAATAGGTCTTTACGGAGACGTTCATTGTTCGCCCGCATGATCGGAATGACGTGTTGGGCCTTATCTACAAATTCGTCAGCCGGCACCCACTTATCTTCCGGGCCCTTGAACCTCTCCTTCGGCAGCCACCCCATTTCCTTTGCTTCTTTTTCTACCGATTCAATAGCTGCAATTTCTTCTTGATTCAGTTCTTCATTCTCGCCAGGCATTACTTCTCTCCAGTGATGATTGCAAAGATATCTCTATCATTAACAAAGCGATACTGCTTATCATCCAGCGGACCTCGGGCCATGTAACCAGCATAGGCAGTCACAAGAACACGATCACCAACTGCAGCTCGGGCACCGTTCTCATCACACCAGCAGCTTGGTCCGAGTTCTACAATTGTTGCTCGCTGTTCTAGCATATGATCCCTGGATTCCACAGCAGCTGGCATTACGATAAGACTTTCTTTGCGTTCCGGAAGATACGGTGCGATAAGAACTGCACGACCTACCGGCCTTAATCCTGATTTATTCTCCACTTTCTAACTCCGTCATTAGATCAGCATACTCAATATCTTGAATTTGTTCCAGGATGGAACACGCACCTGTAGCACCCGCATTCTTAACTGCCATCTCTACAGTGAATGCTGCAGAGAACATTCCGTTAGCCCATTGTTCCTTAAGCGATTCCCGCTTCCGCCGCGCCCACTGGAGTAATAGCTGTGTTCCCGGATGCCGCTTCCACTCCAGGAATAGCTGCTCCTCCTCCGATAGTTCCTGTTTGTCCACCATTAGTATTCGCCTTTATCAGCATATCTATTTGACCCATAGTCTGATCGTTCTGGCTCTTCAGGATATTAGCAAGAGCATTTAACGCATTAACTCTATTCGCATCTACACGTGCATCACCACTCTTTTGTGCTGCTTCAGCCTTGGCATATAGCTCTGCAATTTTAGCCGTATTCACACGAACATCTTCGCGCAGTGTCATAAGGAACTGTTGATTACTCTGTTGTAGCCGAGCCATCTCGGTTTGCTGAACCAGCTGTGCAATTACAATCTTGGGATCGGGAGCTGGTGGAGGACTATTAGCTATACCCTTATATAGCACTGCAGTATCCTTGACTCCGATAGCGTCCAAGAACATCAACTCTACGGCATCGGCGTCGTATCCTGACGCGGTCCGCGAAGCGTCCCGCACCGCCACCGCCTGCGAAAAGCGCACCGCGTCTGACGTTATCGTGGGGTCAGCGACAGGAACAACCCCAGCCGCGTCGCCCGTGAAGTCTTCGCGGGCAATCCAGCCTCCGCCGTCACCGAAAGACATCTTGTCGGGAAGGTATATTCCATTCAGCACGTACAGTTTACGGAACTCTTGCTTCATCCCTCGCCAGATACGCTTGAAGATTGCAGAGTAGATTTTCTGTCCCTGCTCGACCATTGTTCTGCCGGTTTCGGCGGGAGTGTTCTGGCCAGGATTCTCTCCTACCATCATATCGGTGCTGCCAGAGATGCGATTGGTGTACTCGATTAGGAGGCCGAGGAGGTTGAAGATAACGGCGCTGGGTTCACGGACCGGAAGAGGGAAGATATTCTTCCGGAGGTCGTCGCCAGTGGAGTCGACGCGATTCCAGCTGAAGGGGGAGAATTCATAGATGCCACCACGAATCTTAGCTCCGCGGCCGAGGAATCCTCCTGATGTATTAGAGATGGTGCCGGAGTCAAACAGCTGGTTGATTGCACTATCCACACTCTCATTCAGTGGACCAAGGAGAACACCGAAGCCCGTATCGTAGATGCTGCCGTCAGGAGATGGGATGAAGGAGAGCTTGGTGAAGTGCTCCACCGGGCTGATGCGGATTACTTTCTGCCGAGAGTCAAATTCAATATCTTCGATACGGTCAAAGCGCGTTACGATACGCAAGGTCTGTCCGGTTGACTCCTCTACAGAAATAATGAGAGGTTCTGCGTACCCATCTTTATCCAGGTCAAGATTGCAGTGGCACTCCAATATGGTGAAGGGGGTGTTCTCATTTGCGATGGGCGTGCTGACACCGGCCCGATTATCCTTTTCAAGCTGCAGGTGCGTCGTGCGAACCTGTGCGTCGGACTTAAACCATTCCTTATCCAAACAGTCGGCAAAAGTACCACGCCTGACACGTTCCGTTATCTCATTACGGAACAGTGGGATCACGTGGGTCTTGAAGGGGGAACTCTCGACGGTTTTAGTGTAGTAGTCCAACACTAAGTCCGTTGCCATGACCAGCGTACTGACATTGTGTCCCAGTCCGGCATCGTAGTAAGACTTCTTAAACACCGTCCCCATAATCGGCAGGGTCAGTAGTGCCCGGTCCTGGTCCGGTTCCCAACACTCATCCTGTTCTAATAGCTGCCAAGACATAAAGCCAGCAATTCGAGTGGCACGCGCCTTCTGAATCCCCTGTGGGTCTTCTCCAACAACTCGGCAGTCGACAACCTTCTTCCCGTTGATGATAGCTGGGTAAGCCCTGGCATGGAACTGCATAGCTGCAATTGTGATCAGGGGGAACTTGATGTTGCTGCAGCCCTGCCAGGGAAAGGACTTGTCCTTCTGAATCTGCATGGCCAGGTCCATGCCAGCCTCATTTCTTTTTAACCACTTTTGTCGGCTGAAGCAATCGCGCTTGTAACCTTCCACAACCCAGCCGCCAATCTGATCCAGCTCATCCGAAGAGAAGTGGTCGCAAAGATTAGGTGACTTGATTGTCTCTGCATTCAGAGTGATACTGGAGTCGAGGTTTAGCATTTATTTCTTTCCCTTCGGGTATACACGGCCGGCCTTGAAGCCCATCTGACTCATCTTACCTGCAGCAGCCTTACCAGCCGGAGTACGAACTGGAGGCAGGATGCCACCTGTTGCCGGACGTTTGGCAGGACCTATCTTCACACCTTGCTTAACCGGCTGCCCGGCACCACCAGTTACTGTCTTCCTCTGCGCCGGACGCAAGGACGTATCACGCATTTGACTTGATAGCTTTCGCACTTTAATTCTCCAGTCAGCGGTGTTCAAAATTTGAACACTCCTTAATAACCTGTCGCAGATCGTTGGTGTCCTTCAGAACGTCGGGCTCTGCGAGATTCCCAATCGTCCTCAATTTCTTCATCCGTGGTGAAGTCGTCTTGTTCTATCTCATTCAACTCATCGAAGCCAATACTAACGTAGGCCGTCGCATCGAACTGATCATCCAGTAGTGCGTCGGTGACGCCTGTGAATGTCAGTACCTCTGCGTAATAATTAGCCCACCATTCTGCCGCCCTGTCGTACCGCATACCTCCAGACCGATGCCGCTTCTGTAAAGACCTGCCACGAACCGCCTTGTCCTTACTTGCAACCCTCTCAATGAAGATGATCCAAGTGTCTCGAAGTTGCATCTCACGTTCGATGAACGGCTTAACAGAGTTCCATATCTGTCCGCTTTCCACAACAAAGCAACGCGGTTTCCAACGGGCGTTGATGAGGAATATCTCCTCTAACCACTCGTCGGTCTTCCAGCGATCAACTCGAACGTCTACCACGTGGCACAAGTTGCTGACACACTTACCACCAACTACGAAGGCCGTCCGATTGGCCGAGTCCTTCTTCGTGATGGCGAAGTCTGCACCGACTATAAAGATCTTCTCTCGCTCATGATCTTCCGTGGACATACCAATGAAGTCTTCGACACGCAAATATCTTTCATTCGAGTCAAGGGGTGTGTTGAGGAACTCCTGTGAATAACCAGGTCCGTCGCCATCCTCCTCGAATTCTATCTGCCGCTGCCGAAGATCATACGCCGTCCACCTCTCGGGCCACAAAAGCCCGGAGAAATCATTATAGGATTCGTGAGCCTTATAAAAGAGGAACTTCCAAATCTTGTTCTTCCGGAGTCGAGATAGGAGGGAATCGTCGTGTAAGATGGTGCCATGCACACGAATCTTTCCGGACTTGGAAAGGGCTTGCTTGGCGGCACGGAAGAACCATTTTCTGAACTTGGCACGGCGATCCTTATTTTCAACCTGCTCATCATCTTCCATATCGTCACAGACGATTAGGTTCGGCCGCTTACCCTTCCACATAGCGCCGCGAATTTTCTGCTCTGCTCCACGTGCCAGAATACGAAACCTGTGTCCATCTGAACAGACTACAATAATTTCAGTCTTCTGTTCCGTCTCAAACTTCTCTATCATGAACTGCTCACGCAGATCAATATTCTCAGCTAACTCCTCACTGATGTTCGATAACTGTTCAGCAGCTTTATCTTCAGTTGAGCCGATGAGGATGACATAGTCCGAAGTACGGAAGCATACCTCTGCAAGTATGTAGTCGAATGTGAGGCCTGTGCTCTTTGCATGATCTCGTGGTGCGACAACTCCGCACTGCTTCTCGTCACTGGCGTATAGTTTCCAAGCCTCGCGGTGAAACGCTGGAGTAGGTTTCGCATCGTCATACCTTGGACTGAGAAAAGTACCTGCGAAGGCTTCAATGAGTTCGGCGGACAGCTTGATCTTCAATTGAAGTTACCACGAAGGGAGAACTGCAAGCGATAATTGAGGTTGAAGGCAACCCACTGTATTGTTGGGCTGATGATTTGCAGGTTCACATCTTCGATCAACACGTACTCAATTTCATATCGGTCTCGCTCGGCGCGGAAACAGAAATTTCCATCATGAATGTAGACCATGATAATATCTGAATTGCCAGTCTGTCTTGCCCTATGATCATCAAGGGTGCATCGAGGGCTGGTACTGCCAGACGGCAAGTCAGATATTACGGCCTCTTCCAAGAGGGAATCATACCAATAGAATTTCGCATTCCCCTGCGTGACGAACGCAACAAAGGGACGCATGTTCTGGTCAAATGCGAGAGATACTTCTGAAACTCCGAAGGCTGAGAACAGAGATGCCTGTGGTACGTCGTCGGCAAATACAACTATCTGATCTGGAACAAGTGGGTTAGCCGACACAACAGTTGTGCAAGTCCATACCTTTACAGCAAGTCCCTGACTTGGATCATTAAGCGCAACCCCACCTAACTCCCTTGATACCAACTCACTCGGCTGAGGGTTTGGTAACAGGAGATTATCATAAACAAGGGTTGTGGATAGGCGCTCTTCAGGAATCATGGAATGGTCGCACGGCCCCAGGAGTGCCTAATTGTAATCGAAAGGGTATTAATGGTAGTCTTTGGAATGACTGGATCAACTTCAAACTGGTAGGAACCCCAGCGCCAGGACATACGCAGGCATCTATATGAACCTATATTTGTTGCGCTGATTCCCCATATAGCAGTTCCATCCCTCTGCAAAGACCCTGGAACATATGCAGCGCTAGAGAATCCAGTACTTGCAGCACTAGCTCCAGCAGGCTCTCCAGTAATGGCACCAAGGGCTCCTACAAAAGCTCGGTGAGCGGTTGTACCACTCTTTATATTTGAGGATGATCCTCCAATATCCGCCTGGTTCCAACCACCACCATTAGACCCTGCGTTCTGGGATGACTGTGTAACATTAGACGCCCTGGCAGTATAGTCGTAAGTAATACCACTAATTACAAAGCTGCCAGTGGTGTCTATCTCCGGAGGGTACGTGCGGAACTCATAAGACGTCTCCAGAATCTCATCTGCAAGAATGGTGATGGTCGTGGGACTTCCACCGCCATCAAGGATGAGGGCCCGGCTAAATAGATTTGCCCCGTTAATAACCCAGCCCACACCAATCTCAGAAATATTACCAGTAGCAACTCCGGCAGCAAATTGCCATACCCGAATGTTATATCCATAGTACGGAGAGCTGGGCGCATTTGATGCTGTGTTACTCTGAAAGCTACCCGATCCGGCAAGAAATGTTTCCAGCTGTACATCGGTAAATGCGGGCGTGTCATTACCAGTACCAACCTGACAGAATGTCATCCAATCAGCATTGGCTCCCATCCGCTCCAAACCCTGATTTACAATCAAGTTTGGAAACCAGTCTGCTACAACTTCCCGCGTTCCAGGAATCTTATTCCCTTCCGCATCAGCCTTGTATTTCGCGAGTTGAAAAAAACCAGCATGCTTTGTGTGAAACTTAATAACAGCATTCATACAAGAGTTCCTGAGACTGGAGTGAAGGTGTCGAGGATGCCTTCAGCTTTGTAATTAGAATAGATAATAAGTGTGATCTTCAAAATGCCTGATACTGGAACAAAGGCATCAACAATTCCCTCGGGAGGAATGTCGTAGAAGAACAGAATATCTTTAATGGTCCCTTCAAGAGGTTCAAATTCATCTACAATACCCTCAGGAAGCATATCATAGAACTGGAGAATATCTCTCAACGTTCCCTCCACAGGAAGAAATCCGTCAAGAATACCGTCCAAGGGAATCTGTATGAAATCTCCATCGAGAGGAGTTAGTGCATCTAGTATCCCCTCCAATGACTCAATCTGATACGGCGGAGTAGTGAAGTAGAACTGTTGGTAAATGGGCCCTGCCGGCATGTAGTCTGGGAGAACCGCTTGCAGCAGTTCAATCTCCAAGACCCTATCCGTATCGGTCGTCGCTTGGAATACCAGAACGTAAACAACACCTACAACACCCAACTTAATTCTGTGCCGAAGGACTTTCCCCTCAATGAAGATGGTCCCATCCAGCATCGCTGCCGGGGATGGATCAACTCCGGAAAACACCTGAATGAAAAGTTCCCCAACTGCAATAACCTCCCCTGGCAGTAACTGCCCTGAGAAGTCTGCTTCCACACTTACAATATCAACTCGCTTCTTGCTGGGTAGAACAATGCGGCCAGTCATTACACTGGGCCAGTAAAGCTACCGGGGGAGGCGACGATTGCCTGCTTGGCATCTTTCGTGTAAATGTGACCACCGCTACCTGCCGCAGCTGCAACCAGTTGATACACTACGCCAGGCAAACCGTCTTGAATGGACTGCAGAACATTGGTGCCAACGTGAGATGCCGCACCGAACAGTATAGCTTCCGGCGCTGGATCAATCCCACTGAACACGACGGCCGTAACTGTCTGCCCGGAAATCGTCTCACCGAAGGCAAGCTGATCCTGAAAAGGGAACGTCACCGTCACCTTCTCTTCCGGGCGCTTGGATGGAAGTATAACCACGCGAGTCATGCGCCCTTACCCTTCAATGCTCGCGGAAGGCCCTTCCGACTGCCCGGACTCTTGACCGGGCTGACCTTGGAACTGGCCAATTGCTTCCTCGGAGTTATCGCGTCCGGGAAGCTGCCGAAATTCACCTTCGATCGGGGCCGCTGAAGTGCCTTCATCCCCATGTGCGATGCTCCTATTCGTACCCAACAAGTCAATGAGACGCCCAGCCAACCTTTCCAGTCTTTCATCTGCTGGCACCTGGTCTGCAATCCTGGAATTCCTCGTACCCACTCTGCCAGTAACTTCCATCTGCAGGCGGGCTGCTTTCATACGATCTGCATCTTTACCATTTGCCAGGACATCGGCAACTGCCTCCGTGGTCTGAACGAACAAGGCCTCCATCCGCGTCCCGGCAATCTCACACAGGCGGGCAATCTCCTGCTTAATGAGGGGCTGCCGCTGGAGCATACTAACATACTCCTTCGTAACTCCCGTAACCGCTGCGATCTGAACGTTCTTGAAGCCTTGCGCCAGCAACGCACATATATCCCGGTGCTTGGGCTTCAGCTTCTTCATCACCCAGCCAGGGTTTTCGGCCTCGACAACTTCTGAGGCATCCCAATCGTCCTGGTCCAAGTAGGGCTCCGTGCTGGGCACGGCCGTCAACGCGTGCATATCATCCACCTGATTTCTTAATGCCCTTCTCAATCTGATCGTCCGTCGCCTTCTTATAACCCTTTTGCTGATTGCCGAGGGCTTTCTTCAACTTCGGCACGGGATCATACGCATCGTTGATCTTCTTCACCCCTTCTACAAAGCGCTGCCTAAGCGGCTTCTTCGCGGTGGGAGGATTTTGTCCTGCTGACTTGGAAGAACGTGGCATGGGATTTCTCCAGCGTGGATGGCCTTGGGAGGCCGGTTGTCTAACAAGGTGGGATTCTCGGTCATCGCGTCCCGCACTAACCGCATAGCTTCTTGCTGCGCGAGTGGGTAAAGCGCCAAGATGAGGTCATGCCGTGACGCCATGTGTGACCTCGTGGGTATAGAAGAACAGGCCTGATAATACCACCATGAAGGCGGAATGTCAATGCCATGTGAAAATTGAAGCTATCATCTTAGCAGGCGAAAACACTGGAAGAGTTTGAGTGCTGCGAAGATGGGATGGTGCCTTAGCCCCCCACGCGCACGCAACAGACTTTGCCCCTACCCCCAAGTTTGTGCGGCGCAACATAGATGAATGGGGGGGGGCATACACGTTATAACATAACACTACCGATGATCATTCACCTTTGTGATGATACACCCTTCACAAACATGAACAAGATGGTTGCATACATTAGCGAATTCTTAACAAACTATATTGAACCATTCCACTTTGATGGCATCCAACCTAATGTAACCCACACCAACCGAGTGATGCCAACATGACCGAAGGCCAATTGATTGCCAAGCTTGCAAAGTATTGTGCAAAGCACAATCTCCCCAAGTGGAGTGCGGATGAACTACTCCACCACTTCAACGACACGGTGGGCCATGAGGATCATGTGTTGTGGCTTGAACAGTTTTGTGAGGATTGGAACAACCTTTGATTGGTTGTTGAAAATAAATTGAACCATTGTCGCCACTGAGCATCAAACCCATTGTAACCGCTGATGGTTACAATCCAACTGACCATAACGGAGTAACAGATGAACACCAACACTTCGATCCGTACGAAAGTTAATAAAGACGCATCGGCCGTCGAAACCAAGTTGTCGATCAACTGGGAGGGCGTGACTGAAGATGACTTGCGGGCCATGGCACAACAGGCGTTGATCGTGAAGTTGCAAGGTGCACTCCGTAGGAGTGAAGAAGGTATCCCGGCCGAACTGGCAATCAATGCCATCGATTACAAGGTCGGCACTCGTTCGGTCAAGGCCAAGGTCGATCCACTGACCGCCGTGATGAACCTGTCTACTGAAGACCGTGCTGCCTTCATCGCCCGGTTGCAGGAATCCCTCAACTGAGAGTCCTGTCCCTACCCTCCTTCGGGAGGGTATGGACGGTCACTCTTGGCCGGAGGAGAGTATATTATGGAAAATGAGTTAAAACTTCTGTGCCTGTCTCAAGGAGTAAATTACACTGACCTCTGGGAGAAGGTAAGGCAGGGAATGCAGGATGCAGACTTCCCTACATTTACTGAAAAGGAATTTATGGTGATTCATGACGCACTATCAATTGCTGCAGGAGATTAACGTGAACATCAAAGACGCGCAAGACCTGTATCGTGCCTACCGTGGTCCGCTATCTGGACTGGCCCTCCTGCTGTATGTGATGGGGAAGTGACATGCGCAATCCAAGAAGTGAATGGTCTGCCTGGGATGAGCTGAAGGACGGACAGAAGAATGTCCGGAAGGACTTACCGGTGCGACAGGAAAGGAAGCGGTCCCTGTCCTTCATGGAAGCAGTAGCAGGTCTGGCAGCAATAGGTGCGATCGTTGCTGCTCTGAGTTCTCTCTAATAACACTAACGTAAGGAGCCCTACCAGCAATGGCAGGGTTTCTTTGTTTCCAAACGAAGGAGTGTTCAAAATTTGAACACCACTACCACAATAATCCAGTTAGTGTTGTACATGTTGGAGTGTTTACCTGTTGTATGTTTGTTGTTACCGTATATATATCCCTTCTAAAAAAACTACAAAAAAAATAAAAGAGATATATATGGGGTAACAACATTCATACAACACTGAAACATCACCAACATTGACAACATTCCATGAATGCGGGATAATGGCAATTCGTGCTGACACACGAAGTGTTCTAATTGGAGGGGTTAAGTATGAGTGACAGTGTATATCCGAAACCATGGCCGGCGACCGCGAATCAGGTGCTGGAAGATATAGACATTATTATTAGCACGCTTCGCGGTATTACGGAGAGTGATAGGATTAATCTGTATTACCCGACGATGCCGGAAGTTGCGAAGGTGGCATATCAAGGGTTAGAAGATATGAAACAGCTGGTTAGGGAGACAGGCTATGCCAAGCGTAGCGATTAGTGCGAAGGCTGAGATTATTACGTATGTAGTGCAAGCGCAGAAGGCCTTGAATGATGGGCATTCGGCCGCGGTTAAGGCTAACTCCTTGGCCTTCGACATTGCTTGTATTCAAGACCTACAAAGGTTGTCAAAGGAGTTAGGACTGGTAATGCAGGCGATTTCTAAATTGAGGGGATTGTGATGACTTCAGAACAACAGCCGTCACCAGACGGTTCCAATCCAGTCCCCGATACCACTATTGGAGACGAGCAGAAGTTTATGGAGGGGCAACATTATAACATACTGCTGTGCTACCTGCTGGAACAGTTAAAGGGAGAAGTTGTGATTCCACTTGCGTACTTGCAGGATAAGGTGGAAGGGAAGGCTCCGGCAGAGTTGACAGTGGTGCAGTTGGTAGATGGGAGTGTGTTGTTGAAAGTTGAGAGTCCTGATGTTAAAGGACGCATTGAGCTGCTGTCATGAATGTAGAGAATCTTATTGCATCTGGCTATTGTAGAACCTCTAACAAGTATGGACTTGTATCCAGACTTGATAGGCCGGATTGGAAAGAATACATGGCAGCACAACATGCGCCTAGGAATCCAGAAGGTGCTGGTATGGATTGGGTTAAGTTACTTGGTCCATCAGCTGCTGCAGATCAATATAGACGTTGCTATAGTCAAGATACGCTAGAGTTAGGCAGGAGTGCTGGATTAAAGTTCCCTCCATCATCCGGCGGTATCTCAGTGTATAAGGAAAAGGTATGAGAGCAGGTATTGTAGTAACAACCAGGATTAATCCAAAGGACTGTCAGTCGGTCCTAGACTTGATGCAGTTGATAGGATTTGATCCGGCCGGGCAGTCGTTTTCACAGTTATGCGCTCTTGCAATGGCATCGCTATTGGAGACACAGAGACAGGCAGGTATTCTTCCGGAACCCGATCCATTTAAGTTCATGGATCGCCTGCAGTATTATAAGGGATCGAAGAATACAAAGAAGCACTCAGCCGTCGCGAGGATAGTGCAGGAAACAGGGCCGAGGTTTAAGGCTCCTGTTATGCCCGCCGCGAGCAGCGCGGTCCCTACACCGACAATGGGAACTTTGCCTGTTGAGAGGGTCAGCGGCGACGTTCGAGAGGCCAGGGTTCGACTTGCGGAGTTGCATCAGAAGCTGGGATTGTCGCAGGATAATCCTACGGTAACGTGGAGTAGGACAGATCAGGAAGAGTATGATGGGTTGTATAAGGTTGTTTATCCCTATGGTTGATTAGGAGATGGTTGTGCAAATTACTATCACACTGCTGCTGAATGTTAATGATGATGACTTTGCAGCGTCATACAGGTTTGCGCTGGAACAGGCTGCGTTGCGAAGTGAAGATATTGTAGCAATGCCAGTTGATGAAGTATTCCCGCTGTATGACAGATATACTAACCGTGTCGGCGATATTCAGAGAATTGCATGAAAGTCATAATTGCCGGATCTCGTCATATGCCATTCTCACAATATCACCTAATAGATAAGGCGGTAAAGCTGTCAGGATGGTGTGTTACAGAGGTTGTCTGTGGTATGGCTAGAGGTGCTGATATGATGGGAGGGAAGTGGGCCTATGAGAATAGTATTCCTGTTAAGAAATTTCCAGCTGATTGGGATACTCATGGAAGGGCTGCTGGTCCCATCCGTAATAGTGAAATGCGAGACTATGCAGATGCCTTAATTGTATTTATCTGGGAAGGGAGCAGAGGCAGTGTAAATATGTTAAGACAGATGCAAGATGTTAGTAAGCTTACGTGTGTATACTTTGATGGTGAGTATGATCCAGCTAATTCTTATCTATATAAGTACCTTCTTTGAAAAATAAAATGAACCATTTTGCAAACGGTGCATCCAATCATAATGGGACGCTGAATTGCGTCCCCACCAACGGAGTATAACAGAATGCCCCATCCAATCACTCAGATGATCGCAAACCAGTTTCGGACGTGGGATCGGTATTATTCCTTTAGTATGAATAAGAAGATTAAGAAGCCCTACAATGAAGATCGGATGCTCAACGCAAAAAATAAATCTGATCGAAAGAATGCTAAGCGCCTACTAACTTGGACAGGTGCCCGATGATCTTCGTGGCTGGAGTTCTCATAGTAATCATGGGCTATCTTCGCTGGCTGTATTCCGGCCAGACCAAGGGATACACGATAGGTCTGGTGGGAATGCTGATGATGTTCACATCAGTGTGTATCTGGTTGGGAGGATTTCTGCCATGAAGGCTTGGATTGTGCTTGCAGCCGTCCTTGGGACGGCATCATGCAGTGTCAGTAAAACTGGGTTCGTTGATGGTGAGCAGATTGCACGCCTCGCCAGTGATTCAGGTGTGTACGCAGTGCACGATCATGAGAATGGGATGATCTGCTATGTTGCGGTATCCAAGCAGATTATAAGGGCTAATAGCGTCGCCATCTCATGTAGTCCGTATTATCAGGAAGGCCGCTGATGGAAGAATTCAAAATCCTAACTCAGCGTAAGAAAGGTGAGGCTCACAAGGAAACGTTGGTCAAACTTTCCTGGGATGACATAAGCGAGAGGGACCTGAAGGTAATGGCAAAGGGTCTGATCGTGTATGTAATTCAGTGTCAGATTCGCAAGTCCACAGGTCCGTTTCCGGAACTGCTAATCATCAATGCGAAGGATATGGTTCACATGGAGCCGGCGCAGGTAGCGAAGAAGTTTAACCTGCCACGACAAAAGGACTGGATGGACAAGCTCTTGGAAGGATTAACAGCGGAGCAGAAAGCGGCGTTCCTGGAATCATTGGCGTAAGATGTGTTCAAATTTTGAACACCACTAATGGAATATAACAGATGTCGTACAATTTTTCTAATATGGATGATGCTACCCTTGATGAATGTATAAGCGCACTTCATCAAGAAAGAAAGAGCCGCATTAAGCTGCAAATTCATACCTACCCCATTCCTAGTAGCTTGTTAGGAACTCCTGCTATTCTTGAGTACCGCAGAGAAAATTCCGTAACTCTTGTGGAAGCTCTTAC